CTTTCTTTTTCCGAGAAACTCTGCTTGTAGCCTCTCGTCATAAATTGAATAAGGATCTGTTGTTTCCACAGCATGAGCAACTTCATGAACAAAGTTCTCGATCATATCATCGTTTGTTGGCTCATCAAGCTTCATATAGATGGCACCATCATTGTAAGCTGCATTGCGCCCGTCTAATTCAGGATTGTCTGAAATATAACAAACATCAACATTTGCTAAAGCGGTTCTTGGCAACATCTGCTCTACCTGATAGCAGAACAGAGGAATATCCACCAATGGTTCGGTTTCCCCAAACACAAATACTGGGATGCTATGAATATAGTATTCTCTATTAAACATTTTTGGCTTCCATCGTTTCAACATCGACTAATGCCTGTTCGTATCCACGAAGAAAATTCTCTTCTGCAACTGCTAGCAAAAACTCTGGGAACTCAGCAGCGAAGACCTCAACAGCCATATCGACTGTAATCTCTTCGGATCTTGCTAATCTTTCGCCAATGTAGTTAACAACCAAATCTTTGAGCCCCGTATCGGTGCTCACAGTCTCATTCAAATTCTCGTTTTCCATTTTAACCTCACAGATTTTCAGCAGCGAAGGTAGCAACTCTTGAACGCTCACCCTTTAACAAGGTTACGTGAGCGGCTAACTCAAAGTCTTTGAACTTCTCAACAGCGTGAGTGAGACCATTTGTTGTAGCATCTATGTAGACGTTATCAATCTGTTCTACATCGCCTGTTAGCACAATCTTTGTTCCTTCACCAACTCTTGTAATGATAGTCTTTAACTCATGAGTTGTCAAGTTTTGTGCCTCATCAATAATAATAAAGGCTTTTCCAATTGAGCGTCCACGGATGTAAGTGATTGCTTCAATCTCAATCGTGCCTTTTTCCAAATACATGTCAAGCGTAACCTTATCGTTGCCCATTAGAGTCTGAAGGTTGTCCTGAATAGGCATCAGCCACGGAGACATCTTCTCTTCCATTGTTCCCGGCAAGAAACCTATGTCCTTTCCAAGCGGCTGTACGGGTCTAGAAACGATTACACGGGTGTAGATGGATGTTCTGTCGTCCAAGGTCTGCTCAAGCGCTGCAGCGATCGCACAGAGCGTCTTACCACTACCTGCTTTGCCGATGGCTGTAACAACCTCGATGTTCGGGTCCATAAGAGCGTCAATCAAGAAAGATTGTTCTTTGTTTCTTGGTTTGATGCCCCACACGCCTTTTTTATCCTTGTAAAGCTGACGAATAGGAGTGTGCTCGTTTATGTATCTACCCAACGCTGTTTTCTTTTCGTTTGCGTTGGAGATAAGCATTACATATTCGTTTGTTTTGAGATTGAGACCATCAAGATAAACATCTTTCTTTTCATAAAACTGATCAACAATCTCATCATCTACAAGAACTTCTGTAAAGCCAGTGTAAATGCTGTCGCTGTCGTCAACAATCTGTTGGTTTTGGAAGTCCTCGCAAGGCAACCCAATCGCGTCAGCAATAACGCGCATATTGATGTCGCGAGAAACAAGAATAACTTTTCTTGCTGACTCTCTCGCAACGGTTCTTGCTGTGGCAATAATAAGATGATCTGGGATCTTGATATCCAGATCGTGTGGTAGATCGTCCCGATCTATATCAGATGCAGATACAGATTTGATGATCCCAAGACCTTTGCGAATACGAACACCCTTTTTAAGGCATCCTTTGGAGCGAAGTTCATCCCAGATACGAATAATCTTTCGTGCCTGTGCTCCAACAAGATCTTGGCGTTTCTTGTGTTTGTCAATCTCCTCAAATACTTTCAGAGGAACATAAATGTCGTGGTTTTTAAAAGCGTATATTGCGTCTGCGTTTGTTAGATAAACGCTGGTATCTAACACATAAATCTTTTTGCGGCTCATTAAGACCCCATTCTATAGTAAATAGCGCCCTCTTTTAATAGTTTCCTATTTTTGCCACATCACCGGACTGAACAATTTCAACTTTTGACGGTTGTAGTTCATCGTCGCTTGGGAGGTCTGGATTCATTCCTGCATCGGAGACTAGTGTGGAAGAACTTTGAATCTTACCTCCCCCCACGCCCCAAAGCATTTCAATCCCTAGCTCTTCGCATACATCCATCTCGGGAGTGTTATTGGTTTTGCGATCGCCGCCATTGGCAAAATAATCTGGCTCAATTCTTCGGAGGGCCTCGCAAACTGTTCCGTCTGTATCATCTACAAAAGTCGTTTCGCCTGTTGCTGCAAAGCCTCTAAGAATTTCGCAACGCTCCTCGAAGGGCATAAAAATGTAACCCTTCTTTCGCATCAACCAATCGTCAGAGTTTACAATAACAATAACATGACCGTACTCAGCTGCTTCTTGAATCATCCTAAGATGTCCAATATGAACTGGATCGAAACCTCCTGATACACAAACAGTTGTGTAAGGAGTTGGTCTGGGACCATCACTCATCTTCATCTGTTTCCGGACGTGAAAGAAAGTTCCTCTCAATAGCACCAATCGCCTCTTCGGCGTCTGCTAGATTTCCAATTGCTGTGGCAATTTCATTTACAACACTGGGGTGCTCTGCAACACCAGCGGGGTTGTTCAAATACAACTCAATAACAGCGATAGCCTCTTGTCTATCTGCCTCAAATCGAGCAAGCGTTGCTCGCACTAATTGTTCTGCCATCATATTACTCATTTAATACTCCTTCTTTTCGGCATGTCCTGATTCTACAAGAAGTTCGTTAATATTTTTATCCTCTAAATGAATAATTCCAATATAACGACCATATTTGCCTTTCTTATCTTTTAATGTTTGTATGATTACGTCTTTGTCAAGGATTAAAGATCTTAAGTAATCTCTACTTTTTAAGCCCTCTGGTCTTTGCTTCCCTCTTATTTCGGGAGCGTTGATACCGTAGAGCCTAATCTTGATCTTGTTTGTAATGTTAAATCCCAAATCCATAACAGCCGTTACAGTGTCGCCATCATAAACAGAGATTATTTTTGCTTTGTAAAAGTATGGTTTCATATTCTTTTTCCTATCGATGGCAGAGAGGGGGGGATTCGAACCCCCGGTAGGCTTTGAACCTACACAGCATTTCCAATGCTGCTCCTTCGGCCACTCGGACACCTCTCTAAATATGGTCGGGGTAGTAGGATTCGAACCTACGACCCCTCGCTCCCAAAGCGAGTGCGCTAGCCAGACTGCGCTATACCCCGAATATGGTGGGCGGCGAGAGATTCGAACTCCCGACCTGATGCGTGTAAAACAACTGCTCTAACCAACTGAGCTAGCCGCCCTAAAATGGTGGAGACGATAGGAATCGAACCTACGACCCTCAGTATGCAAAACTGATGCTCTCCCAACTGATCTACATCCCCAAAGAAATATTTAGTTTTATGGTGCCGGCACCACGAATCGAACGCGGGACCTACGGGGTACAAAACCGTTGCTCTACCAACTGAGCTATACCGGCGTCTCTAACCATAGTACACTATAAGGTAGATAGTTTTCAGGACTACAAACTTTTACAGCAACTTTATTATCTCTTTCTGCCCAATGAAGCCTGTCAACTTCTATGTCCATCAGTAAAACATATGGATCCTCGATCTGAGGATAATGAAAATTATATTCTCCTTTTATGGAAGGATAAACTGTTGTTCCTTTTTTAACTATCATACAAACATATTAGAGGGTCTTACGCCAGATGTCAAGACAATCTGACAAATATGTTCTAATCTTTCTATGTGTTCAAATGCATCCCAAGGATTTGCTGCGATAGCACAGGCGCCGTGGTTTCCTTGACCTACAACGTCATAAACAACACTGCCTCCGACCAATCCAAAGCTTTTTGATGTTGCGTCTGCTAGTTCTCTGGATACTGCCGGAAGGACTGGAATATTGGGTCCTACTCTTGTGTATCTGTGGACTTCTGGAAACTGCTTGGATAGTTTCTCTAAGTCCCAACCGGCATACATAGCGGCAACTATATTTGTTGGATGAACGTGAAGGACGCATCTTGTAGATCTAGCATTTCTTAGAAGTTGCCAGTGCATCTCTAACTCACCGGATGGGTTCTCGTCCTCTTCAATCTTTAAAAATTCTCCACCCTCTAGAATCTTTATTCTCTCAATATATTCAGGGTGTATAAGGTTTTTTCTAACGCCTGATGGGGTGATAAAGATCTTATTATCTTTTGTTTTACGGACAGAGCAGTTACCGTCGCGAGTTGTAATCCAACCACGTCGATAGCATTCTCTCATCACATCCCCAATGGCGGTTAACATTATTAATCCTCGTCTTCTTCGTCAGGTAAATCAATATAAATAACAACAGTAAATAAACCATTCCACCGAAGAGGAATGGTTTTTCTTAGGATCTCGGCGTCTTGCTTTGAATCAGCGTAAGCGTATAAAGCTAATCCTTGTGTTCTTTGCTCTATTGAATACAAGGCTCTGTTGCCAAACTGTGCTGGTGCTTTGACCAGCAACACATCTTTTTGGTGTCTCGATAACTTTTTACTCTTTCCCACCGTTCTTCTTTCGTCTTGTTTTCTTATGAAGCTTTTCAAACAATAGCTTTTTCCAAAGTGTTCCTTCTATTTCTTCTTCCGACATATTCAGAGAATACAAACCTGCCAGAATAAGACGGATTTCTCGATTTGAGAGATAAACCGTTTTTAGAAAAGCAGGGACCTTTTTCTCTTTTTGCTCAGACACATTATGTCCTCCTGTTATGTTATAAGTAGTCTAAGTTTGGTCTTACCTCTGGTTTCCTTCGTATTGTTTCACAGCCTCGTAAAGAAGTATATTTGCTGTTTGAGCGGTGTTTAGACAATAGCCTACACCGGGCATTTCAACGTATACCACATCAGAAGAACTGATTATCTCTGTGGGAACTCCAGTTGATTCGTTGCCAACAACCAAGCAAGTATGGCCATCAAAATTGAAATCGTAAGAAGAAAGTGGTCTTGCTCCTTCCACCAGTTCTGCAGCCACAACTTTAATTTTCTCTTTCCTACAATGCTCCAAAAACGCTTGGGGAGTAGAGAATTGAACAATATTAACATAATCTATCAAACTTCCTGATGCTGACTTTATAGTGCTCCGCTCAGGTACGGAACCAATAACATAAACAGTTTCAGCGCCAAAACAGGCAGCAGAGCGCACAAGGTGAGCGAGGTTATCATCCACCCGGAAATTAATAGCACATAAGCTAATCGGGTAAGTTTTAGTAACATTAGTTTTAATTTTCTTATCATATCTTTGCCTTCTAGTCTCAGTTCTCATAGAGACATAATACAACAGATATTTGTATATGTCAAATAAATTTTAAATTATTCAATCATAAGATATTTTTTACTACTGCCTCGCAAAATACTTTAACTTCATCATCAGAAAAAGTATTTCTGCAGTAGTTAGCCATTACAGATACAAAGCGAACATTACCTTTTATATAGCCTTTATTGTTATCAATTCTATCTAATGACGCTCTCGCTGGGGAGTTGCTTTCTTGTCTTGAGGAATTATTTGGAAGGATAAGATCCCACCCAGTAAAAGGACACTTACCTTCTTGGCTATCCCACAGTTCTTTTAGGTAGTCTAGATCAATATCGCTTTTACCTTTTTTATAAGTTCTACTTTTTATACTTCTCAAGAAATA